GTGATCTGTCTCTCTCCCGCCCGCCCCCTGTCCTGCGGCGCCTGTAATCATCGTCCCCGGTGATCCGTGCCGAAACGCCCCGATCCCGGCCAGTTGCCCCTCCCCGGCGTTGGGGGGCGGGCAGGACGACCGGTGGCCCGGGTCCGTCGCGGTGTCGACGCTCAGTTGAAGGCGCAACGCGACGCCGGGACGCTCGAACGGGTCGACGACGGTCTGATCGCGGTCGCCCGGACCCTGGCCGACGCGCTCGACGCCGAGCACACCGACCCGGACGGGTCCCGGTTCACGGTCGGCGCCCTGTCCGGCAAGCTGGTCCCGGTCCTGATGCAGCTGCGCGGCGAAGCGATCGGCGGCGACGGTGTTGACGTCGAGCTCGACGCGCTTCGTGCCGCGATCCGCGACGCCACGCAACCCGGCCCGGGCGACGATCGGTGACGCCACCCTCGCCCACCTGACCCGCCTACGCCGCGCCCCGCCGTTCGCCTGGCAATGGCAGGTCGCCCCGGTCGTCGGTGAGCTCCGCGACGACGGCCGCCCCGGCTTTCACTACCAGCTGGTCATCCTGTCGGTCCCCCGCCGCGCCGGCAAGACCACACTGAACCTGGCCCACAACCTGGCCGCGCTCGACCTGACCCGCGAGATGCGCGGCTGGTACACCGCCCACAAACGTGAAGCCGCCGCCAAGTTGTTCCGCGACGAGTGGTTGCCGATGATCGACAACCTGCCCGCCAACCTGTACCGGACCCGCAAGTCGCAAGGCTCCGAAGGGCTGCACAAACGCTTCGGGTCGTCGCGCCTGCAACTGTTCGCCCCGACCGTCGACGCGTTGCACTCCACGAACGCCGACGTCGCCACGATCGACGAGGCGTGGCACTTCGACGTCGAACGCGGCGAAGCCGTCGAATCCGGGGTGCGCCCGGCGCAACTGACCCGACCGTGGCGCCAACAGTGGATCGTGTCCGCGGGGGGGACGATCGAGTCGACTTGGTGGGACCGCTGGTTGACGCTCGGTGAGTCGGGCGCCCCCAATGTGGCGTTCTTCGACTACGGCGCCGACGCGACCGCACCGGACTACGACCCGGCCGACCCGGCCGTGTGGGCCAGGTCGCATCCGACGTACGGGGTGGCGTTCGACACGCTCGACTACGACTGGTCGACCCGGGAGTCGGACGCCGCGTTCGAACGTGCCTACCTCAACGTGTGGCCGCGCCCGTCGCAGATCACCGCCGCCGGTGCGCTCGAGCTCGACCAGTGGGCCGCCGCCGCCCGGCCCGAGCTCATCGTCACCCCGGCCGTGTTCGCGCTCGACGTGTCCGGGGACCGGTCGGCGGCGACGATCGCCGCCGCGCAGCTGGTCGGGGATCGGGTCGTGGTCGACGTGGTCGAGCACCGTCCCGGCGTGGGGTGGGTGGCCGCCGCGGTCAAGGCGTTGCGTCGCCGTGGTCTGCCGGTCGTCGCGGATTCGCTGGTTGCTGCGTCGATCGTCGCCGAGCTCGGCCGGGTCGGGGTGACCGTCGACCCGGTCGGCGCATCCGACCACGCCCGCGCCTGTGGGACGTTCGTCGACCTGCTCGCCGCCGGGCGCATCGCCCACCGCTCACAAGCTGCGTTGGATGTCGCCGTGGTCGGCGCCGCGCGTCGGCCGCTCGGGGACGCCTGGCTCTGGTCGCGGGCGAAATCGAACGTCGACATCTCCCCGCTGGTCGCCGTCACCCTCGCCGCGTGGGCCGCCACGACCCGCCGACCCGCGGGCCGTGCGACGATCGCCGTCGCTGACCCGCCCCCGTCGACGCCTACGGGGCGATCGCGGGCCGTCATGGGTCGTAGGACCGGAGGACGGCCGCGGACGCTCTAACGGCCGTACAGCGCCCCGGCCTTGCGTTCGGTCGGTAACTCACCACCCAATGTGGTGATGGCCACCGCGAAGAACGAGAACGACCCCGCCCCGACCCCGTCCGCCGATGACGTCGATCTGGACGAGCTCAACCAGCGCGCCGCCGAAGCCGGGCGCAAGGCGACATCGGCCGACGCCAAGCCGACGAAGTCCGACTGAACCGATGGGGCAGGTGCTCGACGCCCTGCTCGGGCGCGACCTGCGTCGGCCGATCCCCCCGCGCCCGGCGACGGTGACCGCGGCGGCTGGCCGGGTCGAGCTCGCCCGCCGTACCCCGGGTGTCGGCGGTGCCCGGCTCGGGATCGCGGTCGGCGGCGAGAACCTGATTCAGATCGACGTCACCGGGATGGGCGCCGGCTGGTGGGACCGTGACGCCGCCCAATCCCTGCCGACCGTGTCGCGCTGCCGTGACCTGTTGTGCTCCGCGATCGGGGCGCTGCCGTTCACACTCTGGACGGTCGACTACGGCCGGGCGCCGATCGTCGAACAACAGGTCCCGTTGGCCCGGTGGATGATCCGCCCCGACCCCAACCGGACCCGCCAATGGATCCTCGCGTGGACCGCCGACGACCTGTTTTTCTACGGGGTGTCGCACTGGTTGATCGTCAACCGGTACGCGTCGAGCACCGGCAGCTACCCGGCGTCGTTCGCCCGGATCGAACCCGGCGACCTGGTCGTCGACCACGCCGGGACCGTCACCGTCAACGGCGAAGCCGTCGACCCGGGCGACGTCGTCGAATTCCTCTCACCGATCCCCGGGATCCTGTCGAACGGCTACCGGGCCGTGTCCATCGCGCTGCAACTGGACGAGGCGGCCGAACGGTTCGCCGGCAACGAAGTCCCCGCCGGCTGGTTGCAGGAACAGGACGGCGGCGAAGACCTGTCCGGCGACGACCTGTCCGAGCTCGCCGCCCGGTTCAACGACGCCCGCCGCTCGAACACCACCGCCGCCGTCAACAAGTACCTGCGCTACGAGGAAGCCACCTACGACCCGTCGAAGATGCAGCTGATCGAAGGCCGCACCTACCAGGCGTTGGAACTGTCCCGGTTGGGCAACGTCCCCGGCTACCTGGTCGGCGCCCCCGCCGGGACCGGGATGACCTACCTGAACGCCGAACAGGCAAAAGCCGACCTGATCGACTTCGGCGCCCTGCCGCTGATCGGGTGCATCGAACAGACCCTGTCCGGGCCGAACGTCGTCCCCCGCGGTCAATCGGTGCGGCTCGACGCCAACGCCTGGCTCCGCAACCCGTTCACCACGTCGACCGGGACCGGCGCGGAGGCGTCGCCCAACGACATGCAGATCGCCAACAACCCGGAGGCGCCGTGATTCACGCCACGTTCCCCGCGACCCCGGTGACCGCCGCCGACGCCACCCCGGGCGGACGGACCGTCGCCGGGACCGCCGTCCCGTTCGGCGTGCCCGGGTGGGTGTCGGACGGCCGGCAAGTGATCTTCGAACCCGGATCGCTCGACGCCGCCGCCCGCCCGGTCCTGTTGCGCGACCACGACCGGACCCGCCCGATCGGGATCGTCACCGCCGCCGACGACCACGGCGACCGGCTCGACGCCGTCGCCCGCCTGTCGCGCACCCGCGACGGTGACGACGCCCTGGTGCTCGCCGCTGACGGTGCGCTCGGGATGTTCTCGGTCGGTGCCGAACCGTCCGAGCACTACACCGACGACGACGGGGTCCTGCACGTCGTCGCCGCCGAGTGGGCCGAACTGTCCCTGCTGACTCACGGCGCGTACGGCGGCGCCCGGGTCCGAACCGTCACCGCCGCCACCCCAACCAGAGAGGACCTACCCGCCATGTCTGACGCCCCCGCCCCGATCGACCCCGTCGACGAAGATGACGAAGAGACGACCGATGACGAAGAGACGACCGAACAGGGTGCGCTGGTGCTCGAGGCCGCCCGCCCGACGCTGGTCCCCGTCACCGCGGCGCGCTCCGCCGCCCGGTCGAACCCGGGCGCCGCGCTGACGTTGCAGGCGATCGGCCCGATGTTGCAGGCAGCCCGCGCCGGGTCGCGTGATGCCCGCAACCGGCTGACCGGTGCGCTCGGCCGGTACACCGTCGAAGCCGCCTTGGCGGACGTGACGATGGTCGGGGCGAACAACGTCGGTGGGATGTACCGGCCCGCCTACCAAGCCGAAATCGTCGACCTCGTCTCGCACGGCGCGCCGCTCACCGAAGTGGTCCGCCAGGGTGACCTGCAACGCGGCGACTTCCCGAACAAGACGTTCCTGAAGTGGTCCGCGACCCCGACCGTCGCCCTGCAAGCAACCGAAAAAGCGGCGATCAACTCAACCCCGGTCGGGCTGACACCGGTGTCGGTGCCCGTGCAGACATGGGCGACCGGAAACGATATTTCGCAGCAAACGCTGGATTTTGGTCCGCCGTCGTTCGTTCAGGAGTACGTCCGCGCCGCCGCGGTCGACTACGCCCGCAAGATCGACACGTACGCGGCGACGGTGTTGATGACCGCGGCGACGGCGGTGACGACCGTGTTCGGGGACACGTTCCTGTCGATCGTCGGCAAGTTGTTTGCTGCGCTCAACCCGGCGAACGTTCCTGCCGGGTCGATGTTCCTCGCCGTGTCGTGGGATGTCGCCGCCGGTCTGATCCCGGTGACCCAACAGAACGGCCCGGCGTTTTGGACCGTGTCGATGGACCTGGGGAATTTCGACACCGAATCGAACGTCGGTGGTCTGCACATGTTCTACGACCCGAACATGCCGGCCCGGTCGTTCCTGCTCGGTTCGGCCGCCGCGGCAACCTGGTACGACACGCCCGGCGTGCCGTACACCCTGCAAGCCGTCAACGTCGGCCAGTTGGGGCTGGACCTGGCCGTGTACGGCTACGGGGCGATGGGTGTCCAGTATCCGCTGGCGCTGGTCAAGACGACCGTTCCGGCTTCGTGAGTTGGATCACCGCCGCCGACGTCACCGTCGCTCTCGGCGCGGCGACGGTGATCGACGTCGCCTGGCTCGACCAGGTCGTCCCCGCCGCGGACGACTGGGCGCAACGCAAACGGGGCGAAGCCGGCTACACCGACGACCCGACCACCGCGCCGTCGTCCGACGTCAAGTTGGGGACGGTCCTGTACGCGGTGGCCCTGTACCGCGAACGCGCCAGTGCTGATTCGTTCGCGTCGTTCGACGAGCTCGCCGCCGGCCCGGTCGTGGTCGGTGCCATGGGGCAGATCAAACGGCTACTCGGGATCGGCCGCGCCGCGGTCGACGCCCCGGTGAGTGTCACCGCGGCCCGGCTTCGGCGGATGTCGTACGGCCGATGATCACGCTCGACCTGGCCGGCGCCCGACAGGCGGTGATTGATCGGCTCAACGCGGCCGGGATCGTGACGACCGGCGACCCGTCCGCGATCCCCCCGGTCGTGCTGGTCGCCGCGCCGACGATCCCCCCGACCGTGATCGGTGGGCCGACCGTCGACGTCCTGTTCCCGATCGTCGCCATTCATCCCCCGCCGGGCAACGCCGCCGCGCTCGACTGGTTGCTGACCACCGCGTCGGCCGTGATCGACGAACTCATCCCGGTCAACGCGACCACCGTCGCGGGGACCTACGGCGACCCGCCCGCCCCCGCGTACACCGTCACCGTCACCGGCTCCCTGCCGCTCTGCTGAAAGGACCCCCCATGCCCGTCACCCTGTTGAAGCCGAACGACATCACGCTGATCTTCGCTGACACCGAAGCCGGCCTGACCACCGGTGAGGACTACAAGTGCCAGATCCAAAACGCGACCGTGACCCCGGCCCCGTCGTACACGACGATCGGCGCGACCGGCTGCCAGGGTGAAACCCAGTCGCTCAACCTGCCGGTACCCGAATCCTTGGACCTGACCTGGCTCCAAGACTGGACCGCGGAAGGCGGTGGCCTGGCCAACTACTGCCGGACCAACGCCGGGCAGATCAAATGGTTCTCGTACATCCCGGTCGGGGACATCCCCGAACTGACCGTGTCCGGACAGGTCGAAATCGTCCCCGTCGCGCTCGGTGGCGACATGGGTGTCCCGTCGATCGCCGGTCCGGTGTCGATGCCGATCCAAGGCGTCGCCACCGTCGCCGTGCCCGCCGTCGTCCCCCTCACCGCCACCGCCGACGCCGACACGGCTGACGCTGACGCCGTCGCGGTCTGAACGATGGCCGCCGGGTCGGTCGCGTTGCGCGACCTCGCCGGGCAGCTGCGCGAACTCCCGGACCGGGCGATCCTGCCGACCGTCAAGGCGATCAAGGCCGACGCCGCCCGGATCGGGGGGACGATGTCCGGCAACAAGAAACGCCCGCTCCGACTGCGCGCCGTCGACCGCCAATTCCCCGGGCACGGCGCAGGGGTCAAGGTGTGGCGCATCCAAGGTGTCCCGGTCGGGCCGTGGGTGTGGGCCACCGCGGGGACCGCCGCGCACGACATCCGCCGCCGCAAACGCGGCAAGAAACGCAAGATGACCGTCCGCCACCCCGGCACCGGCGGGCGCGGCGCATGGGATCAGGTCGTCGCCCGCGCCGAACAGATCGTCCCGGCCGTGTTCGCCGCCGAGCTCGACGACGTGTTGGCCGGCTGGTGACCTGATGGCCCGCGAAGTCAACTTCGACATCGTCGCCAAAGACAAGGCGTCCGACACGCTCGACCAGGTCGCCAAAGACGCCGCCAAGGTCGAAAAACTGGACCCGACCGTCACCGTCGACGCCGACACGAAGGCCGCCGACCGCAGCATTGACGATGTCGTCGACCAGCTGGACGGCCTGACCGACGCAGACAAGATCGTCGTTCTCGCCCTGCGCGCCGGGAACACCCAGTCGGAGCTCTCTGCGTTGACGACCGAGCTCGCCGGGCTCGACGGCACCGAAGCCGACATCGGGGTCAAGATCGAGCGCTACAACGAACTGACCGGCGAGCTCGACAAGATCGAATCGAAGATCAAAGACATCGCGGACGAATCGCTGGATCCCGACGTCGGGGACAAGGCACGCCAACGGCTCGAAGGGATCGGGGAGGAAGCCGGCAAGACCCAAGGCGCGGTGCATTCGATGGCCGGCAACGCGCTCGGGGATTTCGCGGCGACGACGTCGGGGATCGGTCCGCTCGGTGAGGCGATCGGGCAGCTGACAGAAACCGCGCTCGAAGGCGAAACCGGGCTGAAAGGTCTGGCGACCGCCGGGCTCGGGCTCGGTGCCCTGTCGGCCGGGATGTTCGTCGTGAACAAGGTGATGGGTGAGTTCGCCAAGACCGCGCAACGCGCCGCCGAAATCAAGGCGTTCAACACTCAGGACGTCGACGCGTTCACCAAGGCGTTGACGACCGGCAAGGACGCCGCGCAGGACTACGTCGACCGGATGACCGAGCTCGGGAAGGTCACCACCGTCGCCGCCACCCGGATCAGTGAGTTCGCCGGGCCGGTGCTCGAATCGACCAAAGACATCGCCCCGGCGCTCGGTGAAGCCGGGATCACGATGGAACAGTTCGCCAAGGCGGTCACCGGCAGCAAGGACGATCTGGAACGGTTCAACACCGCGGTGCGCCAGACCGGCGTGTCGACCGACACGGCGAACTTGATCATCTCCGGCGCGGCGACCGAAGCGGAGAACTACGCCAAGGCGCAAGACAACGCCGCCCGGTTCACCAAGGTGTTCGGGGACAACGTCGATCACACCGGCGACCAGGTGAAGGCGTTCACCGATCTGACGCAGGACATGCGTAACAAGCTGGTCGGCGCCGACAAGGCCGCCGGTGGGCTCGGGGATCGGCTCGGGGACGCCGCGGCCGGGACGAAGAAACTGACCGACGCCTACGGCCGCCTGTCCGACCAGATTTCGAACGATCAGGCGATGATCGACCTGGCCGACCAGATCGACGCGGTGACCACCGCCGGGAACGAGGCGATCACCGCGCAGAAAGAAGCGGACGAGGCGCGCCGCACCGGGGCGAAGGACGCGACCGACCAGCAACACGAAGCCGAAGCGGCGATGCGCGCCTACCAAACGGCGGTCAACCAGACGAAACAGGACATCATCAATCTCGCCGCGTCGGCCGGGGCGAACCCGATCGAGCTCAAAGCTGCGTTGGACAAGGTCGATCAGGGTGATCTGAACGGGGCGAAGGCCGATGCCGAAGCGTGGTCGAAACGAAACCCGATCGAGCTCACCGTCAAGTTGTCCGACATCGGCGCGGCGATCAAGAAAGCCGCCGCCGCCGCCGGGACCACCGCGACCGTCACCGTCCCGACGACGACGATCAACCAGTTCCTCGCCGCCCCGGTCGCGGCGCGTGAGCTCGCCCGCACCCAAGGCCGCCGGGCGCGGATCAATGGGCGCTAATGGCCACCCCCCCGTCGTACGACCCGGCCGGCTGGACGACCGACCCGGCGACGTGGCCGCCACCGATCCCCCCCGCCACCCTGTACCAACCCGGGATGGTCTGGACGATGACCGGCCCCGGTGTCGTCGAAGGACAGGCGGTGGCCGCCGGTGACCTGCTCTACGTCGTTCACCGTCCCCGCCTGTACGGCGACGACCGCTACGGCGACGGCCACTACGGCTCGACCCCCGACGCCGACTGGACCGCCGCCGACGTCGCCTGGCTCGCCTGGTACTCCGCCGCGCTGCCCCCCGACCGGCCACCGGTGCCGTACTCGGGGTGCAAGTTCGGCACGTCCGGCTGGTGGATCATCATCGAAGGATGGTTCAACCAGGCCGGGCGGACCTACGGCGAACTCACCTACGGGTCCGACGTGTACGGCGGGGGGACCGAAGCGGCGGCGACGTGGCAGGACATCACCCCCGGGTTCACCGACGTGACGATCAACCGCGGCAACGGTGACGGCGCCCCCGAAGTCGACGCGCTCGAACTCAACGCCACCTGGTACGACCCGGACTGGTCGAAATGGGACCTGTCAACGCCCGCCTGGTATCACCACCAGTTCGTCGGTGACCCGGTCCGCGTCGGGTTCTACGACCCGGCCTGGCACTGGTACCCGCGCGCCACCGCCGAGATTGAGCAGATCACCGACGCCCACGGCGCCCCCCCGCGCTACGTCGCCATGCAGGCGTTCGGTCATGTCATCGATCTGGACCGGACCCTGATCGGGTGGCAACGCCCCGCGGAGATGGCGTCGACCCGGTTCGCTGCCCTGTTGTCGGCCGCCGGGTGGCGCTAAGGGCTCGGTGACCTGGTCTACCCGGGTGACGTGTGGTTGCACGGCGACGAGAAACCGGCCGACGTCAAGGCCCGCGTCGAGCTCGACCGGACCGCCGTGTCGGCCGGGTGGACGTTTGACACCGACCTGTACGGCCTGCCCCGTCTGCGGGTCTGGCCGTACGACACCGGGCCGGCTGCGGCGACGGTCGTCGATTGCGCCGACCATGGCGTCGCCGGGCTGGTCGCGTCGACGATCACCTACACCGCCGACATGTCGCAGCTGCTCAACATCGTCACCGTCGCGAACCAGATCGGTTCCGGTGGGACCGCCGGCCCGCCCGGTCCGACCGGCCCGACCGGCCCGACCGGGACCACCGGCCCGCAAGGCCCGCCCGGCCCCAAGGGTGACACCGGGGCGACCGGCCCGGCGTCGACGGTCCCCGGCCCCACCGGCGCGACCGGACCGGCCGGGGCGACCGGCGCGAAGGGTGACACCGGGGCGACCGGCCCGGCGTCGACGGTCCCCGGCCCCACCGGCCCCGCCGGCCCGACCGGGGCGACCGGCCCGCAAGGCCCGACCGGGCCCGCCGGGCCGACCGGCCCGCAAGGCGACCCGGCCACCGGGAAAGTCAACTACGGCGGCGGGATCGTGAACACCGCCGCCGACGAAGGGGGCGACGATGTCTGACGTCGGGCCGACCGTCGCCCAAGCCGTCGACGAATCGTCGGTGGCGATCTACGGCGGCCGTGACAATGTGCTCGGGTTCCCCCGCACCGACCTGGCGTTCGCCTACCAGGCTGACGGGGACGCCCTCGCCTGGCGGGTGATGCGCCGCATGTCGCGCATCGTCACCCACGTCGACCAGCTGCAAGCCGACACGGCCGTCGACCCGGCCTGGTTGCCGATCCTGGCCGGGGTGGACACCGGCGCGATCTGGTCGGTCGTGCGGGTCCATCCGACCCGCTGGACGCTCGACGCGATCGTGGTCGGGGTCGATGAGGCGATCACCCCGGGCCGGATCGAAGCGACCGTGTACACGACCACCACCACCCCGACCACCTAAGGAGGCTGTCATGGCCTGGCCGCCCGGCGTCCTGCCGATCAACCGCACCGACGCCACCCCCCAACAGACCACCCACGCCGCCGATCACAACGGCGCGAACCAGGCGATCAACGACACCGTCACCAAGGTCGTCGCGCACGACGCGCAGATCGCCAACCTCACCGCGAACGCTGGTCTGCTGCTCGGTGAGCTCAAGCCGTTCGCGTTGACCGTGGCGATCACCACCGACGCCAACGGCATGTCCGGGATCAACTTCCCCGCGGGCACGTTCAAGGCCGGTTCGGCCGCCCCGATCGTGTGGGCCTTCCGGATGGACAACGGCGGACCGAACCCGGCGTTTTGGCTCGACTACATGGCCCACGCCGCGTCCCCGACCGGATTCGTCGTCCAAGCATCTCTCCGCCAAGGGGTCGCCGCGCTCGCCAACACCGGTGTCATCTGTTCCTACATCGCGATCGGGGTCCGCCCATGAGTACGACCGTCACCTGCACGAACCCGGATTGCACCGAAGCCGGGGTCGCCAAACCGGTGCTTGGTGACCTGCCGCCGGGGATCACGTTCGTGTGTGGTGCGTGCGGCGAGGCGTGTGACACCGCCGACGACGACGGATGACGATGTTCGGGGATGTCGACCCGGAGGACGCCTACGAC